GTAGGATGCCAGGTGGGACGGCAGATTCGTGTAAACACGAGAGAAGAAAGTCAGTCGGCCATCACGGGGTTGGGCTATCTTGATCTTCATACCCAGCGATGTTGTCAGCTGGACAAGATCAGGCACCACGGAGCTCGCGACGGCCCCATCGTCGCCACCCACCACACAAGTAGGGCGGGCCAATAGGTCCCGTAATATGTCGCGAGCTGCCGGGCTTTCAAAGAAAGCACCACTCGTGAACTCCGTAAGCTTGAACCGGAGTTTGGCATCGCGCAAGGTCTTGAGCCACTCTGCGTACTTGGCCAGCACGTAATTGACACTCGTGTTGACGAAGCCGACAGCGCGGGACCCACTAATGTTGCAGCCAGCCGAATCACCCCAGATCTGCTTTCCGCCCGGGGAGCGGGCTGACATGAACACCGACTTCTCGAGGTCCAAACGCAGTCGGAACTCCTCCAGCAGGTCAGACTCCTCGAAAGGGCTGAGCGCCAGAGGATCCGAAATCTCCGTGCGGATCATCTCTGAGATAAGGGCATCCATGCTGGTGTAGTCCGATTCCGCGACATCACCATTGTGCATACAAAAGAACTCGCGCAAAAGCTCCGCGCGTTCGCGCGGGGTCTTGCCGACCGCCCAGCCAGGCAAGTTGTACTTGGCCAGGGATTCTAGAACCGTATAAAACCGTGACATAAACACGGTATGATGCGTGGGACACAGCGCAATCAGGCGCGCTTTCACTTTATCAAGCGTCTCGCCCTTGGGGTTCCATTTGATATACAAATCCCCACTACGCTGGTCGAACCCTAACGACCACAGCGTATTATTGCGCGCCACCTGCTGCGCTCGCGCTTGCAGCAGGCGGACCTCGTCCTCACCCAGTGGCTGGTATTTCACCCCGCCTGTGAGCTTGTCAGACACTGTCGCAACGACAACGCGCAAGCCTGCGAGAAGCGCAGCACGACTGTAAGGCATGTCGCCGTTGAGGAGTTGTTCCTCAAGGTCGACATCAGCCGGCTTGCGCACATCCCAGGTGACATAATTGCGGTTGTCTAACAGCGCCTTGACAGCAAGATACTTATCCACGTCCGGATTCGCAGAAGCAACTGCTGGCGCAACAGGGCATGGCACACTCCGGTGCTGCTTGACGAGTTCCGGCTCCTCACCAAGCACGACTGGTATGAACGTGTTGGTGAAGAACGGGACTTTCTCACAAGACAGTGCTGCCGAAATGAGCGTGAAATCTGCCATGTTGTCCTCCAGGCCAAACG